AAAGGCAGCCCAAAGCAAAAGGGCGAGTCTGAAGCTTCACGCAAGCGACGTGAATCATTCAAGGCTCGCCACGCCAAAAACATTGCCAAGGGAAAGATGAGCGCGGCTTATTGGTCCTCAAGGCATAAATGGTGATGGAGGAAAGCGATATTGAAATAAATCTGACGTGCGATTTACCCACCCTGCGAGTCATGTATAAGTCACTTTGTGAAACTTACGAACGCTGGCCAGGTGGACATGCAGACGAACAAATAATGCTTGAAAAGATGAAGAATAGTTTGTACGTCGTGCTCTATAGCACTCTTCTAGAAAACGATCTAGTGTAGAATTTATGTTATCTAGCCTATAGGAAAAGTGAATACTGCACTCAATACATTTACTCTTGAATTTCAGGAAAAGGTAGCTTTAGAAAGACGCTCTGAAGCCTTAGAGACAACGATTAATTGGTATGAGGATCGTATAGCACGCTACTCCGGTGGATGCCGAATACGTCCCTGGAAACAGCGTCAAATTGATCGTATTCAGGTAAAGCTAGATGCAGCTCAGGAAGAGCTTACTTTTATTAAGGATGAACTGATTTCGTATGTGGATGTAGAAGAGCTACCCAGGGATGAGTATAAATTTAGTGTGGAAACCTCCAGACTTGCAAATTCGCGTGCATTTACAAGGGTTTACCTGACTGTCGAGGATTCTTTGTACGACGATACGTTTGAGCTAGGTGACAGACTGCGCGTTAGTGCCAGCGCATCTAGAAAAACCAATAGGGGCAAACAGTCGAGCACTAACAATATATGGCTTACCCCTGTCAAAAATGAAGATGGTGATGTTACCTCTTTTTATGGCGGCACCAGGCTAGGTAGCTTGGCCACTGAATACGACAGTTTCAAGTTGTCTATAAGAAATGAGGAGAATGAGTTGCTCTATACACAAGATATAGGTACTCAAATCCTTGCTTAAATGGACGAATTACTGGATGAATACAACGAACTTCTTAGAGAGCAGGAAGCTGTAATCATCGCTGCACTCGTAGCGATTTTAGATAGACAATCTACTCGTCTTCTTCAGCGTACTTACGACCAGTTACATAGCGGTCAATTTCGTCTTGCAGTGACAGGGTCGGATCTGTCATTGATTGATCCTTTATCACCGGATCAGACGGACGAGATTCTTGAACTGTTTGAGCAGCTTCTGCAAGGATCGACAAGCCTAGGTCTGGATTTATCTGCAAAGTTGTCAGAACCTGTAATTGATACTCCAGTTGCAGCAGCGATTTCAGCTGCAACAGTTGTAGCAGGAGCGCAAAGATCAAGAGGATACCTAGAGCGACACGCCAGATCATTTGCGGCGGCAGTGGCAGGAGGTGTGGCATCAGGGTTAGTCAGAGGTGAGTCAGTTGCTCAGTTGATTCGTGAATTTGAATCAAAGTTGAATTTGATCAAGTCCAGAACTGAGGTGATTGTCAGGACAGAGTCCTTAAGGTCTTACAACGATGCTGTTAGGGCTTTTTATGCTCAGAATGGGATTCAACTTGTTATTTATTATGCAGTTCCTGATGATCGCACCTGTCCTTATTGTGCGGCACAAGCGGGAAGAGTTTTCAAGATAGGCGCAATTCGTTTACCGAGACATCCGCAGTGTAGATGTAGTTTGGCTCCTTACAGTACGAATCAATATGAAACACGTCCTGCCTATGAAGCTGCGAGGAGAAGTCACAGAAATGAAGTTCTTAGATATGCTAAAGACAGGGGAATTCAATTAGACGAAGGCCCCGCATACTTTGAGCAATCCCAACCCCTCCCCGCCCGGAAAGATGGACAATCAGAACACTAGAGACGACATGAGTGGATCGTATAAAACCTTAGAAGAAGCAAAGAAAGCAGCTGACCGTATGGGCCTCAAAGGTACACATACCCATAAAGGGGAGGACGGTAGCACTATGTATATGCCCGGCAGATCGCACGAAGATTACATGCGTTACATGGAATCAAAGAAAGACATGCACGGCAAGAAAAAAGATATGCACATGAAAAAGAAGACTAAATTCCAGGCGGCCCGAGACGCGATGTATAAGAAGATGATGGATCGCAGCTATAAGAAATCGTCTGAGGACATGGCTGAAACTGCGACTCCAGAAGTCAAGCCATCTCCTTATGCAAGCGGATTCGACGCTGCCGACACCACGATTGGTCGTGTGTTTGATGATGTGCTGTGAGTAAGTTCCGCGATAAAAAACTGCACAGCTCTGCGGTGTCAGCTGCAAAGCGTAAATTCAAGGTGTGGCCATCTGCCTACGCCTCGGGATTTGTGGTGCAGCAGTACAAGCGGCTCTACAAGAAAAAGTACGGCTCCCTGAGTGGTGCCTTCCGGGGCGACAACCTGGGCAAGTGGTTCGGGGAGAAGTGGGTACGGATTGGCTCCACCGGCAAGATCATGGGTCCATGCGGGGGCCGTTCATCAAAGGAAGGCAAGCCAAAGTGTCTCCCGCGAGCAAAGGCTCAATCACTGACAACAGCAGAGAGAAAACGCTTAGTCGCCAGAAAGCGCAGTAAAGATCCCAACCCCAGCCGGAGAGGAAAGGCAATCATGACCAGTAGTAAAACTTCGAGAGATACCGAAAGACTTGTAGGAATGCTGAAGAATCAGCCGAAGAAAACCCAAAAAGTTAGGTCAAAGTTGGTCAAACTGATGGACGGCTATAAGAAGCCCCGTTTTTACTTATAAAGCTCTGGTACAAAAAAGTAACTGAAAACAGCGAGTGGCCGACAAAGATAATTGTCTTAAGGGCGCTATTGGTGAGCAAATTTTTGCTAACCACTTTCTGGAGAATCGGATTTTCTTTTCACAACCTGCTTACGACCTGTGGGGGGCGGACTTTGTTGTTGAGTGGGAAGGCGCTTTACACAAGGTTAATGTCAAAACAATGACTAAAAAAACATGCCACAAAAATCATTATTACTCTGTAAATTTTCAACGCGGCTCTAGAGGCACAAAAAAATATAATATTAGTGATGTTACATATTTTGGCGTCGTAAACACTTTCTACAAACGTATCTGGATGGTGCCTAATTCTGATTCCTTGCCGCAAACATTGCATTATTTTGGTCCTTTGGAAAATAGGCTTGTATTGAGATCAAACAGTTTTTATTGGGAGAAGTACCGAATCAAGTAGTCATAGCCTTAATAGGTAAATAGATTGACGTAAAATAAGATAGTATCAAGATATGGAGCAAGTTTCTAGGTACGATTACGGTCAGGTAACTAAGAAGGAGATTACTCCCGAGGGTTACCTCAAAGTCATGTGTAAAGCTGCCCGTACGGGAACACAGCTTTATACCCGAGGTGATGGAACGCAAGTGCGTGAATATCGCCCTGAAGACGAAGTATCGAAACCAGAATCTTTAGCTTCCTTCGGAATGAAGGCCGTCACATTGGGACATCCCAGAGTGCAGCTGGATTCTGACAACACAAAGTTATATCAGATTGGTCATGCGGGATCGCAAGTCCGATTCTCTGATGGTTTTGTTGAGGTAGCAGTCGTCATTACTGACGCTGATGCGATCGAGAAAATCAACAGAGGGGATGCACAGGAAGTAAGCGCGGGTTACCGCGTCGATTACGACCCAACTCCCGGTATAACACCAGACGGGCAGTCCTATGACGGTGTCCAGAGGAACATTTTCGTGAACCATATCGCGATAGTTCCGAAGGGCCGTGCAGGATCTTCCGTCCGTCTACTCCTCGATTCATGTGACCGCAATGATGCGGTTGCTGAAATTGAACCACCGTCGAACTCGCCAATTATCCCCATGGCCACCATTCAAATCGACGGAATGGGACTCGAACTTCCTGCAGATGTTGCTGGGGCCGTTTCTTCATTCGTGAAGGATAGTGAGCGTGCAACGGCGGAACTTCAGCAAAAGCTGGACGCACAGGAAGAAAAGATCCAATCCGTGACCATTGAGAAGTCCGATGTTCAGAATCGTGCCGACGAGGCCTCTGAGCGTATTAAAGAACTAGAAGCACAACTGGCTGAGGCCGTTGCTGCCAATGAGCAACGTGATGATGCTGCAGACATCAATGCTGCGGTGAATAAGCGTCTGGAGGCTTTGCAAAAATTTAGCGCCCTACTTCCCGAAGAGTTCAAATTCGACGGTGAAGATGAGAGCCAGATCATGCACCTGGCTTATCAGAACGTCTTTGAGAAGGAGTGTCGCTCTGACGCCTCTGCCGATTATCTCCTGGGAATCCTGGATGGTGTGTTGGCAGCAATGGAGGACATTTCAGAGGATGAGGAAGAGGTCAAAGCCGACTCTGAATTCGTCCCCGAAGAAGATGGCTCCAATGTGGCCGAAGTTCGCGCTGCCCTTGCACAAGTCAAGGCAAGTGAGAAATTCGACGCTACTGATTCCTACCGTGATCAACTTTTGAACGGTTGGAAGAGCAATCTTTCTGCAAACGCTTGATAGGAGATTAACTAATGGCTGTTACTTACACTGCCTCTAGCGGCTCCCCCGCTGGTGTGCAAGGCGCATACGCGCTGAACCTGACCAAAGGCCACGAAGGAATGCTGGGCAATGCCACCGCATATACCGCCCTGGCTTACGAAAACGAGTCCTCTGCGGTTATTCCGTTTGGACATGCTGTGATCAACAACGGATCCGGCACTGCTGATCTGTCTGCAAAGTTGCCTGCTGGTGCATCCGCCACTCAAGTGGTTGGTATTGCTCTCGACAGCCTGACTTTCGTACTTGACGACAACGCCAAAACTGCTGATGGCCGTAAGGGCTATCCAAATCAGAAGGCTGTGAACGTCTTGTCTGAAGGCATTGCTTATGTCTACAGCAAAGACGCCGTCGCAGTTGGCGATGCAGTTCGTCTTTATCACACCAATGGTGCTTCTGCCGCTTCGGATGGCAGCTACGCCGGTCGGTTTGGTAAGACCGCTGTTGCTGGAAAAACCTTCGAGGTCACATCTGGCGCTCGCTGGTTGAGCAGCTGTGCTGCTGGTGGAATCGCTCTCCTGGAGATCGACGCCGCTGCACTGGCTGTCACCGCTGATACTTGATAACTAGGAGGTTTTAACTATGTCTAGCGAACTGCGTAATGACGAGGTAGGTATCTATCTCGCTCGCGAATTAGAGACAATTTTGGCTCGGACCTATCAGGTCGAGTACAGCGATATTGTCTACTCCCGACTACTTCCGGTCAGTCAAGAAGTGGCGGAGACTGCAGAGTCTTATGTGTACCGAATCTTTGATGCTCAAGGCAGCATGAAGATCATTCAGGACAAGGCATCTGACCTGCCCCGTAGTGACGTACTCCGTAAGGAAGTCACCGCGAAGGTGGCCACAATCGGTGGTAGTTTTGCATATACAGTTGCTGAGGCAAGAGCCGCTGCGACTATTCCTGGAATGAATCTTGAGCAACGCCGCGCTAATGCAGTGCGTCGTGCAGCTGAAGAGAAGATTCAGGATATTGCATTCTTCGGCGATGCAAGTGTCGGCCTTAACGGGTTCTTTAATTCGAGCGAAGTAGACAAGGTGGTGCCCGACAAGTGGTTCACTGACTCGGCTACTACAACCGATGAAGCCATTGACCTGCTCAATGAGCCCGCTACTCGGATTGTCCAGAACAGCAACCAAAAAGAGCGTCCCAATACGCTTCTTCTTCCCTTGGATGCTTACCGCAAAATCTCAACCACACCTCGCTCTAGTAGCAGCGATACCACGATTCTTGAGTTCTTCCTTCGGACGAACCCTTACATCACTTCGGTTGAGCCTATTAACGAGTTGGCTGCTGCGAACTCCAGCCTGTCTAAGGACCGGATGATTGCATACGATCGTTCCCCTGACAAGCTGCAACTGCACCTGCCTAAGACTCTAGAATTTCTCCCGCCGATTCGCGCCGGTTTGGAATTTACAGTCGCTGCAATGGCGAAAGTTGGTGGAGTTTCTCTCTACTATCCCAAGTCCGCTATTGTTCTTGAGAAAGCCTGATAAGGGTTAATAAATTTTCAGATCATGCTTGTTATCTACAGTCCTCAACTCGAAAATCCTCCCCGCGATAAAGATGTCTCTTTAGGCTTCTCGCTCATCACTGGGGAGGTGGGGTCAACTAAATACGTTCAACTAAAGGCCGGAGTCAATAGAGATATTGATGCTGACCTCTGGGAAAAAATCAAAGTGATGCCTCTGGTCCCCGAACTTATTGAGATTGGGGCTATCAGAGTTGAGGAGGATGTAGAGGTCATTTCCGAGGCACCTGTCGCCAAAGGCGGTCTAGCCAATAAGGCAGTCAAGGTGTCTCTTGATCTGATCAATAAATCCTTTGACCTTGAGCTACTCAAGGAATGGGACATGGCTGAAAATCGCGTTCGAGTGAAGAACGTGATTGCACGACGAATCAAGCAGCTAACAGAAGGAGACGGCTAATGGCCTGGACCAGCACGACATTTTTAGAGCGTTTTCCAGAATTCAGCAATCTGGATGCGCCAGTCGTGACTGCCACCATTCAGGAAGCCGAGCGTCAAAATAACGCTGCTATTTGGGGTGATCAGTACGATGATGCCGTCTTGTATTTGACGGGTCATCTACTGGCCTCCAGAACACAGTCAATCGGTCAGCAGGTCGGTGTAACCGGCCCTGCCAGGATCAGTAAATATGTTGGAGCTGCGGGCTACACACTCGCGGATACAACCTATGGCGCTGCATATCTTTTTCTAAGGGAGGGCCTAGTCGATATGACTGGGTTTAGTTTCTAATGGGTGCTTACTCTCCTTATGACAACGCAAACCTTTCTTTCCCTATTTATTCTTCATTCTCCGTTGACCCTAATACAGGAAACAGGGTTCAGAACACAACAAACGAAACTTATTCCTGTAGTGTTCAATTAAAAAATAAATTCACTGAAAACAAAGAAGGTATCAACGAAATTGAAACTCGTTGTTTTGGAAAACTACTAGAGCCATCAGTATTCAGCGATAAGATCAAGGTTGGAATGGTTGCTAACGCGACAATTAATGGCGTACCAGGAAAGTTACGTTTATTGGATTTGGGTTCTAACACTCTTGTTTTTGCCCGAGCTTCACAATTCCAGGATTTTACTGCGGTATTTGAACAAACTGGCGCTGCATCATAAAAATGTCAAGGATCAATGTTCCCCCTGATTTGCTCCCCCGCGTTTTTGATAGTGCCGTCAAAAAAGCACTAGAGAAGACTGCAGATCGTCTGAGCAATGAGTTTGATAAGGAGATAGACAAAAGTAAATGGCCATGGGAGCGTGGCGTTACTGTCCGTAAAGCACGTCCGCCTGTTGGATCGCCCCGTGACATTGTTGATACCAGCGATTTAAAAAACAGTAAAAAACAGGAAATAATAGATCCATACAGTGTCAAATGGACGTGGGAAGTTGATTATTCCGCGATAGTCCATAATGGCGGTCAGTTCCTTGACGGTACTAAATATCCTGATAGGCCCTGGACTAGGGACGCCCCTAAACAAGCAAACATCGAAGAATACTTTGCAGATATACTTAGGAGAGAGATAGATGGCTAGTGTATCTCAAATACGCAGTCTTATTGACTCTATTATTGGATCGCTATTAGGTACTTACAACCTTCCAGACGGCTCCACTTCCCCTGCCCTTTGGGTTCGGGGTACACAGCAGGTTCCAAAAGACTGGACAATTATCGGCACTGAATGTGTTATCGATGAAGTCCCAGTTAATCGGAACACTCCGACTATGTCCCAGGCTGTTTTTATACAGGAACTGTGGACAGTAACTCTGACAAGTTACGACACAACACAAAGCCTGGCACCCCTACGGCTGCTTTTACTTCAGGCGTTTCCTGATATTGAGGAAGTCACTCACACTCCTCAAACAGACATTACTTTTGAGACACTGAAGGTAACCATCCCCGACTATTTAACCCACACTGAAATAGGCTAATCATGGCTCAACTTCCAGGATCTGCATTCCTTAAAGGGCGCGATCGACTTGTTCGCATTTCAGAAACAAATGGTGCCCGCGCTACTCCTGCAACTCACGGCGCAGGTGATCCAAATGGAGCGTACACCGTTCCAGGTTCCAACTACACAAATACAAAATTCATCAAGGGTCTGACAACCGCTGAGTACACCCCTGCACCTACGTCCCAGGAATTCTTCCTGATGGGTGACGACGGTTTCCGTGACAGTGTTGGCGTCACTATGGCCGGTGAGTTGGCTTGCACGGCGTTCTTCATTCAGCAGCTTTCGTCTGGCGTTGCTAGCCAAGCGATTGATGACGCCCTAGTCATGATCATGAAGTCAGAGAATGATCCCGATCGTGAACTATACGTTGAGGTTCTGACCTATTTAGGTCTTGAATCTAGTAATCACAAATACAATGTCCGCGCTTTCAATTCTTGTGTGACCAACACATCTGAATCTGCAGCCTCTGACGGTGTTATTGAGTATTCATTCACCTTCCAGAGTCGTGGTCAGATTTTTGTAGGTGAGTTTGATAGCGCAACTACCAAGCTTGATGTCTACGCTTGATCTGTTTGTTTCTTCAGACGAAAAGTCTTATTTTATAAACTGTAAAATTAAAGGTGAAACTCTAGAAGTAGGGGCGGTTTATATCGCCCCTTTTTCTGCCTCGCCTATGAAACTTTTGTCTTCAGAAGGTGTTAGCTTAACCATAGAAATTCCAAACAACGCGGCCGACCAAGACGTTGAGATGGTTGCTGCGGATACATCATTTTTCATAACATGAGTAAGTATTCACAGGCTTTTTTCGGTAAGAAAGAGTATTACGACATCGCTCCCTTCAGGTTTCCGATCTACAAGGATCTAGTTGCGGGAGAAGCAGAAGGCATTGAAGAGGTTGGCCGTCGTCAAGCTCGCAACACTTATGCGCTGTTGAAAATTGCCCGCGACGTATCAAAGCAACGGGGCATCGGTGTTCAGGAAGCCCTGGAGGCCTTGTCCGACGTGGATGGCAATCAGGAAATTCTCTTCGATTATGTAGAGGAGCTAGCGGACATTCAAACCAAAGGCCAGACACTGTCTGAGCAAAAAATTGAGACCGTTACGCTGTTTATTCGCTACAGGGGAGAGATCAAGGAAAAGTCGAAGTGGGTGATACTCACTGACTGGACCATTGACGACACACGTTGTATGCCTTCCGTCCTATTGGACAGCGTTTATGAGTTTGTGGAGTGGGAGCGCAACGGGTGGCCCTCTGAGGACGATGAGGAGGCTTCTGAGGGAAACTGACCCTTGAGGTTGCTCAAGCCCGTATAGAGGCTTTCAGGGCCTATCTAGCAACCTCTCCGCTCGACCTATTAAACATCTATACAGAATTCAAAGCGACTCCTGCTGGCAGCGAGCTAAGTAAGGAAGAGTTTCTACGTCTACCTACAAAAGCGATTTATGAGGTCATCAGGTTGGCGGGTGATCGCGATAAGCGGATGGCTAATATTTATTCGATTAGCACTGCTCGCTTAACTGCAATTATTATTGGAATAGCGCAGAGTTTTGGTGGCAGTAAAAGCAACGCTAAGCCACCAGAGATCGACAAATTATTACCGTTCCCACTTGATCCTGAACATGCAAGATCAATGGACGAAACAAATGAAGTCTTTAAGACTTTAATCAAGAATCGCAAGTTGCCTATTCACGTTATTGCTTCGCTTAAGAAACTTATAGGTTAGCGATAAACTAAAAATACGGCAGGGATTAACTGTGGCTCAGGCTTTCTTTGAATATAAACTTACAGTTGATAGCCGTCAGTATAAGCGTGAGCTAGCTGAAGCGACTAAGCTTGCAAATAACTTAGCGAGTAGTTTAAGTAAAAGTCTTAAGAGTCAGAAAAGCAGCTTTGATTCTTTAGGGCGGCAATTATCTCAGACTAAAAGAGAGTTTACTCAATTAGGGTTTGCTGCGAAAGCGACTGCAAGCGGTAAGTTCAGCGAAAACAGTGAGGCTTACTTAGCTCGCTTATCCAAGAAAATTGCAGAGACTACTTCAGAATTTACTAAGGCTGAACAGGGAGTTAAAAAATATGAGACTGCCCTTAAAAGACTTACCGGTGTCAGTCCGTCACAGATACGCCGTGCTCAAGTGTCGGCTGATCCAGCCGCTGCACGCGATAATCTTTCAGCACAAAATCGACGTAATAAGGAACGGCTTAATACTCTCAATCGAATCTCTGAGCAGATTCGTAAACAAACTGCTTTACAGAAGAATCTAACCGCTGCAGGTTTAGACACCTCAAAGGTTGATCTTCAGATCGCCCGACTGACTTCCACGCATATTCGTCTCAACGGTGCTTTAGATAGAGGAGTCTCGTCAGCACAGCGTCTTGAGAAGGAACTTAGGGATGTAGCGAATCAGCAAAAGCTATTAGGCTCAACGCAGTTCAGTAGACCCATAGGCCCTGCAGCTCC